GACCCAAAGCAAAGTGCTATGGAACTATCTGAGAAGGTAAGAGACCTTAGCTCGGACCTAGTAGAAGCTGTTCGTGCCTTAACTGGTGAACAAGCTGAAATGGGTGCTGGTGAAGGTGGTGTTGGTGGTCCAGCTGGTGGTCCAATGGCCGCAGATGACCAAGATGCCCGCAAGAAGAAGATGGAATCCTCAAAGGAATCTTCCAAGGAGTCCACTGCTGAGAACTTCAGCGCTTCTACCCTCAATACTTTGAGAAAAGAAATCAATGGTGCTCTAACCCACGCAATCAAGGAAGCTGTTGCTGAACTCAACGAGCATCAACAAGAACTTGACATGATTGTCGGCATGTATGATAAGGGTGCCGTAACTGAAGCCAACCAAGACTTCGTGAATACCATCGTAGAAGATGCATTAGGCGAAGCTAAGACTGCTGTAGCAGATGGTTTCAAGTTAATGACCGCCTTTGTTAAGTATGCTCGTGGTACAGAAGCTATTGTCAAGCGTGCTGAATTAGAAACAGAACTACAGGCACTAGCCGCAGACGAAGGAGATGCTATGAGCGACAAGAAGGATAGTCACTCCGCAGATGGCGGTGACTTAATGGCACTAATCAACGATACCAACGCAGATTTGGATGCCGTACATGAGATGATGGATGATGACCAAGATCACACAGATCTAGGTGATATGGGCCTCGAAGGTCTAGAAGAGAAGCCAGAAGAGGGTGGCGGTATTGAATCCCTACTCGAAGGTTTGGCAGAAGACCAGAACGTTGCAACTATCATGGCACCAAATGCTAACGTAGCTGCTGACCTCGCAAAGAAGGCACCAGATGCTGACATTTCAGTCAAGTCTGCTTCTTACGATTCTAAGCAAGGACGTGCAATTCTTAGGGCTAAGTTGGCTGCTGATGCCACTGGCAAAGAAGAAGATGGTGAGATCCAGAGTGCTGAAAAGATTCAGTTCAGCGATATGTTAGACCAAGCTGACGGTTTGGCTGATGGTCAAACTCAATTGGATGTCAAGCCATCAAGCAACGTAGGTGAGGCTAAATTCCCACTAGGTTTGGTTGAGACTCCAGCAGAGAACATGAAGGCTATGCTAGAAGTTGCTAGAATGCCACCAAAGGTTCGCAAAGAAGCTGAAGCCATTCAAAAGATGGTTAAGGCAGGTCATCTAGATCCAAACGATGTTGACCAACTAGCATCACTAGGTCTCGATAAGGACGCAGTAGCTTACTGGAAGAAGTACTATGGTGAAGTTGAAGGCGGAAGTGAATTTGCTACAGAGCTAGTAAAGGAACACGTCAAGGCTGCCATGGAAGAGGAACTTAACAAGTTCAGAGTCAAGTTAGCTCGTGCTTATGAGTTAACCTATGACATGGTTGATCGTGGTCTATGCCGTGAAGACAGAGCCACTATCTCTGACCAAGTTGATCAGATTATGAAGTTCAATGAGGACGCTTTTGAATCTCTCAAGAAGGTCGTGGCAAGACACGAACCAGGTCTACGTAAGATGGCCGGTCATCTACCACAAATTGGCTTGATTGGCAACGGTGAGTCTCAAGCAACCGTAGCAGTCGAAGAAGACGCATATGCCCAATTGTCTTCAATGTTCGGAACCAAAAAGGGTGTGTTCTAAACCTAGAACGAGGATGCAAATGAAAAACCAAAGTGTATCAGATTTCGTAGCTGCAACTATGGATGCAGTTCTAAACAGCAAAGAACACAAGTCTTTGTTCACAACTCAATATAAGCTTGCCGGTGACAAGATGTGCGCTAAGTGTGGACATGATCACGGTGACAAAGATTCTTGCATGGCCGACGACAATGATGCCCGTAAGAAGAAGGAAGAATCCTCTTCTGACAGCTCATCTGCTTCCGACATCAACGATGCTCGCAAGAAGAAAGAAAAAGAGTCTTCCTCTGATTCTAGCAGCGCTGACGACCAAGATGCTCGTAAGAAGAAGGAAAAAGAATCTTCCTCTGATAGTTCATCTGCCGACGATCAAGATGCTAAGAAAAAGAAGGAATCTAAGTCTTCTGATTCTAGCTCCGCTGATGACAACGATGTTGATAGCAAACTAGGTCACGAGTACCCATCTCAATATGATGCTGATGAGTACAGACCAGGTGATGTTCTAAGAGCTGATGATATGGAAGCTGCAGCTGGTTACGATGTTGCTATCGACAGTTTGCTAACTGCTTCTGCCGCTCTTGACTCAGTAGGTCTTGGCCGTGGTTCCGCCCTTACTTTGAAGATTGCTTCTCTAGTTGTTGAAGCTAAGAAGAAGGAAAAGGAATCCAAGAAGTCCAAAAAGTCTGACAAGAAGGATTCTAAGAAAGACTCTCAGTCTGCTAAGGACAAGAAGTCTGATAAGAAGAGTGATTCCAAGAAGTCTGATAAGAAGGAATCAAAGAAGTCTTCTAAATAATATAGGTGACCATGTTCAAACAAGGCAGCAATGAGGACGAAATCTTTCGTTCAATGGAAACGACTCTGGTCAAAAACCAGACGGAAAACACACACGGGTTTAATAGACTCGCTAAAGCTGTCGACCTCTTGAACACAGCCGCAGCTATCTTTGAACAAGCAGGTATGCACGAAGAAGCTGCTGAAGTTACCGCAGTATTGCAAAGCCTCGCTGAGGATCTTGGATGAAAGAATTTCACTTAGATGAGTTAAGTCTCAGTATGCACAAAGAGCTAATCAAACAAGCTTCGGATGAACAACCAAATCTTGTTAAGGCAGCAGAGTGTTTGCATACAGCTTTAGAGATTCTTGAAGAACAAGGTTTACAAGCTAGAGCCGATCAGGTTCTACAGCTATTAGACAAGATTGCCCAAGGCGCCTCATTAGTCAAGGAAGCTAAGATTCATTCACTTCAACAGTTAATGGAAGCTGGCGTTACACAACACGATCTAAAAGAATTTGCCAGAGGCAGTCCAAAAGCTACAGCCAAACTCAATTTGGTTTTGCGCAAGCTAGGACTGTCCGAGCACGAAATTGCAAAGTTCTTAGGACCAGGCAAAGTTATGTCCGAAGAAGCTGCTCGTAAAGCTATTAGTCCAAATGAACCGGGCTCCCTAATGGAATTTAAAAGTCTAGCTCCTAGTACACCAGTAGGTGAAGGGGAACAGGCATTCGAGTTCAAGAGTCTCGCATTAAAAAAAAAGCCTAAGAACCCTGGCAGACCAGATAAAATCAAAGACCCTGCCACCAAAGGATTAACTCCTGCAAAGGAGGTTAAAAACCTTTTGGAACATGGACATCCACTTAATATCACCATGGCTGATGATGCATTTGCAATTGATGGTATTGATGAATTGATGAATATGGATATTTACGATGATACTTTAGAAGTATCTGAAAAAGATATGACCATAGAAGATTTCGAAGACGAAAGAGACTAAATCCAACCGTTATATAGGTACTAGAGCCGTATAGGTGACAAAGGACACTCATGCTAAGACTAGTACAAGTTGGAAATACTCTTCCAGTTAGCTTTATTTGCGACCCCTCCGCTGAATTTCAACCTGGACAAATTGCCGAATTAACAGTTATTGGAAATCAGGTTATGGCTACCGTAAGCAACGGTACCGCACCTATCGGTGTAATTGACGATATTAAAACCAAAGCTTTCACTAACGTTTCTTGGAATGAAACAGTTATCGTTCCTGCTGTTGGCGTTCCTGGCCCTAACAATACCATTGTTACTCCAGTTGATATCAAAGCAGAATTAAGAAAACCAAATATTATTCCTTCTAGCTTCAATTCCACAGTAAGTGTTACTCTTAATCCGATAAATGGTATCATTACATTTATCGCTGGAACACCACTTAATTTCGACTTAGCAGGTACTGGTTCAGTAAATGCTATCAAGTCAATAGTCAATTATACTTATCAAATAGCTAATATTCCAGGTGATGATAGTACGGCTGGTTCAGGCAGAATGACGGTCTGGTTTGAAAGAATGTTTTTCCAGACTGACCAGTACGAAACAAACCAGCAATATCCTGTCAGGGCTAATTTATACGTTAGCGAAGTTGGTTTCTTGACCACCAGAAGGCCAAGTCCAATCCATCCCGCTGTAGCCATGGTCACTGCGCCTCCTACTCCTATGAGCCCAATGATAGAAGTCCTTTGGTTCTAATAGTAATAAGCGACTAATATCGCTGCATATTGTAGATAATCTACTCATTTGAGGCTACAATGACTTTTAAACATGTGAAATTTGAAGATTCTCCTACAATGCGTGCCCTAGAAAAGGTTGCAAAGGAAAAGGGTCTAGTTAAACCGGAGCCTATTCAAAAGCAGGCTTCAGCTCCTAAGAAACTGGATTTAACTGCATCCACTGACTTAATGGAGAATATCTTTAAGCTATGTACGGGTTTGAGAGCCCAAGGCTTCGTCAAGGAGGCCGCTGAGCTAGAAGTTGATTATCTCAACTACAAGCGTGCCCAAACTCTTTATCAAGCTCACAAAGAAACGGGCGAAGATTTGCTCCAAATGGCTCATCCCGATGGTAGCCACAAATTGGAAGATGTAGAGGGTGACGAAGCAGTCTTTGAAGATCTTTTAGATAGACATGTAAAGTCTTTGCAGATGGTTAACAAAAAGCCAACTGGCAAGTTAACCAATGCTAATGCTCTCATCAAAGAAGTAAAGAAAGTTTTGGGACAAAGGATAGAGGGTATTCCAGAAATGAAACCCATGTCACAAGATCCAATTGAAGGTAAGTTGATTGATGAAGCTGCCTGGAGTGATGGTGACAGAGCCAACGCTAAGTACATCAGTGAAGTCTTAGGTAGAGCTGCAGCACCAATTGGTAAGATTCTTCCATTGTTACAACAATTAGAAGACTTAGCCAATGCTGATACCAGAATCGCTAGGAACGTCGGTCCAGCAGTTAAATCTGGTAAAGAATACATCGGAAACTTTGGTGCGGAATTTTGGAAAGCTTGTCAAACCGCTTTCCAAAAAGCGAGGGCCTTAGAAAAGCAAAGACTATCTGTCGTTGATGACTTAGAGCAAGCTAGAGTAAGCTTCAAAGAAGTTGGTGATGTTTTCAAAAGCGGAATACTTGGCAAAACTACTATTGGTCAACAGAAAACTTTTACTGGCGTATTAGCTGCTCTTCAAGCCTTTGAAAAGGGACTAGGTAATCTTATCTTCGATAACTATTCTCCAGGATTCGATTTCGATGAGCCTTACATGAAGGGCGTAAAAGATAAGGCTATGGGTATCTTTAACCAGATCAAAAAAGAACTAGGATCACAATAATATGAGTGACGAGAACAGACTTAAAAAAATTGTGGAAGCAATTAAGAGAGAAGCCCAATTCGTTTCACTCAAAAAGACTCCAGCTGGTACCGTAACGGCCCCTACTGATAAAGGCGGTGGCGGAACCACAAAGAAGGAGTATGGTGGAGCAGAAGCCATAATGGGCGGCACTCCTACACCATTTGGTGGTGGCGGTGGTGGTGGTCGAGGTGTATCCAATCCTGAAGTAGTTCAGATGCAAGAGGCTATTCTCAATTTCGGTGATGTACTCTCCGCTCATCCTGTCATGTCAATGAAGGGTGGAGGTCAACAGGAACGTGAAGGCACCAAGCAACCTGACTTTTTAGGTGGCACAAGTGCATTCGGTAACTTCTTGGTTAACCAATATGTCAACAATCCTGAAGTAGTGGGTGGTAAACAATATGTCAACATCGGTATGGCAGAACCACTTCGTACTTCTACCGCTATACCTTCTACCAATCTCGCCGGTATCATCAAGACTATCAGTTACGTAGGTGGAGCAGGTGCAGAACATAAGCCAGATGGTGATTGGAAAAATCGCACAAACAACGCTCTTAAACAGATTTATGCTGTTGGAAAAGCCTTGATGGAATTTGCTAAGCACATGCGTCTTGCAAGCAATGACTTTTCTGATGAAGATCTAGAAAAGTTGCGCTCACTAATACCAGAATCATACACCGAACTAAAAGGTGATGTTGGTCAAAGAGCCGCAGAAATCACACCATACATCAATAAGCTAACCAAGTTTTACAAGCAATTTGAAAATACGGTACTAGAAAATCCTGCATTCAAACCATTAATCAACCAAGAAAAGGCCTTTGTTGATTATTCTAAGAATGTAGCACAAAAGCTAAATGAACAAGAACAGGCAATTTATGACGCCAATAAATCAGCTGTAGTTCCAGGAGTTGTCATTAACGGCAAGCCACTTATGTTGGCTAATATCCAAGATCTTCCATCTTTTAGAAAGTTCTTGCAAAGCGCCAATGTTGATCTCAGCAGACCTGGTGAATTACAAAAACACATTGATGCAATAAAATATGATCTCGAAGGCGCTACCTTTGGAGCAGGATTTTAACATGCCATACCTACCATCCATTTTTAATGACCAAAAACTAATCAGCGACCTACTTGACATTGTTCAACCAGTCAAGCAAGGTCAAGCTGCGCCACCTGATGCTGATGCGATTAAAGCAATAGCTAGCAAGTTAGTCAACAAATTGGGTGTAGAGTCATCGATTAGCGTTGATAATCCTGATGTTCAGTTGTTCATGCGTGATTTACAAAGCTTGGGTCAGCTCGTCAATTTTTTGAATATCAATGGCGTTAAGTATAATAACATAATGATCGTGCAGCCTGACTATAATAAGTTAGATGCAGATATGAAGCGTCTCTATGTTCCTTTCAAGGGAGAAGGCGCCATAACAGTTGGTGGTGCTACGCCTGCAATCTACAAAGATGGTCTAGTGGCTTACTTCAAATCATTGCAACAAGAAGCGGGTGATGAAGGCGGACAACTTTTAACCGGCATATTGAACAATTTGGCTCAACAAATCAATAAACTTCTTGGTACCAAGTTAGGTGCTGAGGAAACCGCTCCAACAGGAGCTGTTTCTATGGCCACTCAAGTGGATACTGTACCACAAGTCTTGGACGCTGAACATTGGGGCGATGAAGGAACAATTCCTCTAATTTTAGCCGATATTAAATCGGTTGATGCGCTTCGCAATTGGCTTAGAATGAGAAACGTGTCTTTGAAGACCGTAATGGAAACAAAGAATGATCAAGGACAGAGCTTAAAGACTCCTATTAATGCTACCGTAAAAGATTTGCAGTATTTTGATATCTGCAAAGTCATTAACATTTTGCATAATAGAGCACAGAAACTATATGGTGGAACTCAACGTCCAGAAGGCAAGGCTTATCTTGCCAGCATGAAGCAAATTGCTGGACAAGCTAGTTGCAGCCTAACTGGCGTCTCCACAACAGAAACTGGTGGTGGCACTGGAGAGGGTGCAGGAGCAGGTGGAGGGGCTAGAATAAGTGCAGCGGCCCTTCAACAATTAGCCAGCTTGAAGCCTTTCAATAGCCAATATATAAACTTCCATGAAATATCTACGTTCTTAAAGAGTTACGCTGCATTAGCAAACAGCCCTGAAGTAACTGCTGCGGCTCAACAGATTCAGGGATATATCGATACCTTCAAGTCTTATATGGCCATTCCTAGTGATACAGTTCAGTTATACAATTTAACTGGCTCACAGTTTAAATCTTGGCTCAAAAATCCTGCTGCCGCTCAAATTGCAGTAGGTATTTTATATGATATCGTGCACTATGCTGGTGTGTTGTATCAGCAAATGCTTGCCTCACTACAAACAGTTGCTCGCGATCAACTCGATCGTGTAGATCCAGGTCTCTTCAGAGGTATGATGCAGCAAGTTGTTCCAGGTGGTCCACAACTAACTAACATTTCCACACTCAACGAACTCAAGTTCGACTTACAACAAGAATGGCAGAAACGATGATATCAGACAGTGAAGTCAGCTTTTGCGTTGATACGCTGCTTGTAGAAACTGTGTTAGCAGATCCAAAATTCTACAAGAAAGCTGGCTTTGTATCTGATATGCTAACTAGCGTTCAAGAGTATTTTAGCGCTCACATCGATAAAAGCAACCCAGTTGCTAGCGTTATCGATGTGCTAGCTCCAGGAGCTTTGTGGCTTTTGTTTCAATCCTTGGGATTGGGTAAATTCGGTCTTTTGCTTGGTCTTCTAACTGAAGTTTTCCACGTAGACGCTTATGGCATGTTGAAATCACTTTTCGGAAAAGTGCGCAGTATGTTATCAAGTGGAGAAAAAGTTTCCTCGGCACAAGTTGATTCTGCAGTACAAGAAAGTGCTCAGGAGTTTGCTAAACCAGCTACTCAAGAAGAGGCACAAAAAGGCTATCAAAGACTGCAAGAACATCAAAGCGGACAAAGCAGTTCTTGGGCAGATGATGGGGCAGTTTATTCTTCTTTGGAGCTGATGCATGATGCAAAGATTATCAGTTTAGCTCTTATTTCATATGAAGATCAAAGAATGAGATTGACCAAAGAAGGTGCACCAAAGTTCGACCCTAGCTCTTTCTTTAGTGGTTTTGGTAGTACCAAAGCCAAGGGAACTAGCTTGCTTGCCAGGATATTTGGCTGGGTTATCAAGATTGCTTTGGCATCTGCTGGTCTAATGGTAGCTGGTGATGTCGTTAACAAGGTGATAGGTCGTCCAAACGCGTTTGATAAGACCTATCAAGCAGGTAAAGAGACAGCACCAGAAGCTAAAGTTAATGTTCCAGTTGGTCCAGTTTCTAAACAAACTAAGTTCAAGTTAAAATCAGACGCTCCGTTGCCATCCTCTTGGCCTTTAACTAATACGCCGTCCAATATAGAGAATATGTTAATCCAATTTACCAAAGATGTATATGACGGATTAGATGGCAAAGAAAGTATTATACAAAGTTCTGCTGCGTTCCAAGCTATTAGAGAAGAAATAGAATGGTATAATGTTCATAATCCGGGAAGTGCAGTTATTTTTATACCAAGCAACTTCACCTCTAAAAAGCAGTTAGTAGATTACTTCATAGATGACGTGGCTAAACGAGCTGGATAATCTATACATTACGAGGTATTAATACATGAAAAGAAGCGAAATTTTTGAAAGCTTTGTTAAAATAGCCCAAGAAAAGGGTTTGATTGCCGAAGCTGACCATGCCGAGCATACCGAAAAAGATTTTCATGAGACCAATCCTCGTCATGACTCATTGTCTATTGAGCAAATTGGCAAACTGTATGGCAACAAACCACAGATGCCAAAGGGTATGGAATACAAGAACAACATCATGGAAGTTGCTCATCCCGAGTCTTCTATGTTGGTGATTTCGCCATCTCATGATAAACTAAACGGCTTGATTGAGAATAATATTGAAGGTCAGAATATCAGACTACGTATCGTGAGAAAAGAGCCTGATGGCCATCTCACACAGCGTAAATATGCTCAACAAAATTTAGTTCTATCTCTTGTTAGAGTTGCTAACGAGCTAGATAACCGTGACCAAGATGAGTTGCGTAAGCTAGCTGACGTTTGCTTATTGCAAGCCTCTCAAAAAAAAATTGAGAAACGAGCCGTTTGGGGACTAGTCATAGCAGCTGCTGGTGCTTTATTTGCCGCTCTATATGCTAAAGAACATTTGCGTTTCCACAGTGATGGTTTCGAGGCCGACTACGACAAGGCCATTGCAGAAATCGATGATCTACTCAATTCCAACAGCAATTGGGGAGTAGGATATGCTTACACGCCAGAATTCATTCAGACAGTTAATCAGCTTAAGACCGTGCTTTCTGAATTGCATTCAGAAGTTCAGAAAATTTTACCAATCCTAGATAAGGTTGAGAAGCCTCGTACCAAACAAGAATTGCTACAAATGGCTCAACAATCAGATTCAATGGAAGCTTCTAGGGCACTTGATGAATTTAGACAAGAAGTAGAAAAAATTCAACCATTTATCCAAAAAGTAGTACTTGATTTCGGAAATGAAAGCTATAAGCAAAGAGCTATTAAGGAAAAGGGCGCCCTTACTTCTTTGATAGATGTAACTGAAGTCCTACATGGTGGTAAAGGCCTAGTGGCTGATGATTTCGATGATGTCAAGCATGCTTTACAAACCTTGATGGTAGATATCAATAATATTGTCAAAGGTCTAAGAGATGCTACCAATATTAAACAAAAGTTTATACAAGAAGCAGAAGCTGCTCAATCAGAAACTGCTAAGATGTTTGCTGCAGAACCTGAAACCCCAGAGGCACAGCCTACTAAGCCAGCTGTAGAGGAAAGCGGAATTGGCTCTTTAGAGGAAGAGGGTGAAGGTTTGATGGGTGGTTTAGGTGGATTAATTCCTAGATAATCTAGGCATAGCAAAACATTTAGGATGATACTAGCTCTTTTTTATCCGAAATATGGCAATAAAAAAGTATGCTTTTCAGATTTTGTAAGTTTAGGTGTAAGTAACCATGTCCTTCGTGACATTTTAAGATTAACGGGAAAATAAAAATGTTAAAACTATTACAACCAGGCATTCAGCCTCTAGGCCAATTCGATGGTCTTGACACAGATGTTTTGACCCTCAAGGGTGGTGAAGTTGTTTCTTTTGCTCAAGTAACCACTTCTGGTCAACCAGGTGTTACCACAAGCGGTCTTGACCAAGCTGCTTACGATGTGTTCGATGGTTATGTCAACCAAGCAGGCACCTTCAAGCGTCCAGCTGTAACTCGTCACTTCGATGGTACAACTACTCTAACCGCTTCATCCCGTCCACTAATGCTTTCTGATGATGGTATTACTGGATACGGTACTTTGTTCGGAACTGTTGTTGGTGGAACTGTCGGTCAAGTATCCTACGGCCCAACTTCTACTGTTGCCGCAGCTAACCTACTTGGACCTCACACCTCAACCGGCTCTGGCAAGACAACTTGCTGGGATAAGCCAGGTCTCTACGCAGTCTCTCTAGACGCAGTAGACGGTTACTTGCAACCAACCAACACTGCATTGGTGATTGGTAACGCACTGACCTTCACCAGCTTGGGTCTCTTGACTCCAACTGGTTCTTCTGACGCACTAGCTGGTGCTCCAGTCGTAGCTCACTTGGTTGAGTTCAATACCAACCAATCTTTGGTAACAACCCCTAACTACTTGGTAGCTGCTCTAAACAGCCCATCTGGTAACGTTAGCTCCGTTGGTCCAAGAGCATTCCAGTTCGCAACAATCTACTTTGCACCTCCAACCTCTTAATTGAGCTGATGCAATAAAACTTCTCTAGCCGAGAGGCTGGGGGAGATGCCAGGTGAAAACCTGCCATTCTCGAAGTCCTAACAGACTCCTCTCACCCTTTAACAAGTAAGTTTTTAAGCTGGTAAGACTGGCAAATTTTTCTAGGAGAATCTATGAATATGTTTAGCGGTAAAGGCGATTTAAACGCCTCCTCTTTCAAAGAGGCTTTGCAGGGATTGGTCAAGTATGCTGCCATTCTCGAAGAGAATGTTCCTTCCAACATAGGTCTCGCTGGCCAACCAGCATTGAGCGATGAGAAGCGTGATGAGTTAATTACTCGCGCTATCATGACTCAGGACGGTAAGATTGCTCTAGCTCAGGCTATGGCAAACCCAATCCGTAGAAACCTCGATTACCATGGTATCGCTCGTCGTGCCTTGGTTGTTGATCCACTTCCACAGGGTGCAATGCCAACCTACGATAGAGATATCGATGTTGCCGCAGTTGTCATCTCCTCCAACGGCACTGGTCCAGAGTCCAGAGTCTTCGGTGACAGAGTGGTTGTTCCTGAGTTTGAAATCTACGCTAACCCAACGGTTAGAATCGCTGAAGTTAAGCGTCGTAGATTTAACGTGATTGATAGAGCTGTTCAGAAGGCACGTCAAGAAATCATGGCACAAGAAGATGCAAACATCTTTGCTGCTTTGGATGCTGCTGCCTCCGTTGAAAACACTCTAACAGACATTGCTGATGCAGGTTTGCTAAAGAGAGACTTAGTTGAAATCAAGCAACAAGTCGATCGTTGGGACTTGGTAACTACCAAGTACTTCATGAACATCAATGAGTTCACCGATATCCTCAAGTGGGGTTCTGGTGGTGGTCAAGGTGTTGGTGGTGGTGACTTCGATCCAGTAACAATGAGAGAAGTTCTACAAACTGGTCTTTACGCCCATATCTGGGGTACTGACATTATGGTTAGCAAAATTGTTCCACCTGGTACAATCTACGGTGTAGCTGATCCTGAGTTCGTTGGTGTAATGCCAATCCGTCAGGATATTGAAGTGCTCCCAGCTGACGAACCAAAGCAATTGAAGCTAGGTTGGGTAGTTTCCGAGATCATCGGTATCGCTATCGTAAACCCACGCGGTGTTGCAGCAGGCAGAAAATCAGTAGTCATCGGAGCTTAATAAGCTAGTTGATTAAAGAATAACAGAAAAGGTTCGTAGGAAACTACGAACCTTTTCTTTTTTGTATCGTCTTATAGGTTTGCTCAATCCAGGCGACAAATTGTTTGTGTGTTCTATCCATTTTTGCCGAATTGCACCATTTACAACAAGGCACTACATTATCCAAGTTATGTGGCTTAAAATTGTCAACTCTATCTAATCCATTATAAAAGAAATCGCCTGAAGAAATGTCTTTTAGAACTGTAGTTGCAAATTTCTTTCTATACTTATTATACACATTGGAATTTTGCGGCAGAGTACCACAATAATAACAAGGTTGCTGTGACATTTCTAAGAATTTGTCGAAAGAAATATCGCCATCCTTATATCCATTTGTATAAACATGTCTGGCAGATGCCTTTTGAGGATCGGTAGATAACATCTTTTTTGCTGTTTTAATGGCACCATCTATCTTGTTGCATCCGCACGATGTTGTATGGCCATTTCTTAATCCAGAGCCAATAACAATGGTTTCAGTGCCACAATCACAAAGACATTTCCAATAGACATTTTTCTTACGATAAGCCTCTTCAATTACCATAAGTTTACCAAATTTTTGGCCAGCCAAATCAATAGGTTTACTCATGCAGCAACATATATCTGACGATTGCAAACCTGTCATCTCAAATGAAATCTAGAGACCCTTTCTCTTTTCTGGCATAATAGTATGGACTCTAAGAAACTCCGCAAAAAGTATATGCTCACCGTGCCTCACTTGAATAAGGCGCTAAAACACGTACATGAACAATTGGCAGATTTACCACCAGCTGAATTTCTATTGGAAACCAACGTCAAGCCTTATACTAGTGTCAAGAGGAAAATGGAACTTAATAAAGAAAGTAATCCATTAGCTCTCTCAGATCTAATAAGAGGCCGTTTATTCTTTTCTGAGAATTTCAATTTTGAAGAAGTATTAGATATTCTCGAAAAACTATTCGGTAACAAAATCAAGAAAGTTGATAGAGAAGTTGATAATGAACATGGTCTTGATTCTCATGGCATTAAACATGTTGACTTGAATATTAACGGCGTTAATTTCGAGTTGCAAGTAATGCCAATTGAATACAAACCATATAAAGAATTCTTACATCAAATTTACGAAAAGTTTCGTGATCCTAAAACTAGTGCTAAGTTAACGGATAAACAAAAAGAAATTTTGCGTAAGATCAACAATAAACTCTATAAGGCACTAGAAGAAAAATCTAAATCTAATAGAGCGCCATCAGAATTGTCTGACTAATTCTAGTAGATGATATTTGTTATTGTGTTCCGGATGACGCAATATCTCTAAATAACATTCTTCCAAAGCCTTTTTAATACGAGGTCCAGCAGGTATTCCGGCTGCCAGAATATCGTCTCCGTTTATCTGCATTTCGCGCTTGGAGAAGACAACTTCCGCGTAATACTTGTCCAGTTGCCTTCTAGAACCTAATCCTAGGGCTTCAGTCAATAGTATAAATTGCTCCAAGGATTGGTCCCAGGCTTCGGGGGCATGATTTTTGACGGTGGCCATAAAGCTCTTATAAGATAAAGCCGTGTCTTTCTGGACAAAAACATTGTATTTTCCCAGTAAGTCCAGCAAAAATATTACTTTTTTGATTTGCTTATTAGAAAACTTTAGCGAAAGCATTTCGCCCTGAACTTCAGGGATTGGCACACTCGCATAGAGAAAGGCCAATCGAGTTTCTAGTTCACCTTGGCACTTGTTTAGAATCGGCAAAGAGTGGCTAGTCAGAGCTGGACAGGCAATTTCTAGCGCTCCGCATTGCTGTAAAAGCTGCAATCCGAAGGAGGGATCTGATGTCATTAGTGTCTTGCATAATTCATCATTGATGCGTTCTTTAGAGACCTTTCTCAAAGTATCCAAACTATCTTTCATACCTTGAAAAGTATCTCCATCCACTGCATAACCAAAACGAGCAGCAAAGCGAGCCACACGCATAATACGAAGCCCATCTTCTTGAAATCGAACGGTTGGTTTGCCAACGGCCTTGATTAGGCCATTCATCAAATCCTTGACACCACCGTATGGGTCAGTGATTCTTTGAGTTACAGGATCGTAAGCAATTGCATTGATAGTCAAATCTCGACGGGCCAAGTCTTGTTCAACATTCATCACAAAGAAAACTTCATCTGGCCTACGACCATCTGAATATTCACCTTCAATACGAAAGGTTGTGACCTCGAAATGATTTTCTACACCCTCACCCATACAGACGGTTACAGTACCATGCTGCAATCCAGTGGGGATGGTTCTTTCAAAAATCTCCATGACTTTTTGTGGAGAGGCATCCGTGCAGATATCCCAATCTTTGGGCTTCTGTTTCAAGATTAGGTCACGGACACATCCGCCTACAATGAAGGCTTGGTATTGGTGCTCTTGCAACATACGACAGACCTTAATGGCCAGAGGATGAATCAAACGAGGAGGGATGTACGGATTTTCCATGGGGAGCAATCTAAACTTAAAAAATTAGCTGTCAAGTCCGGGGCACGTAATAAGTAGGCATATTACTAGAGTTCTACCAAAAATAGAGGAATATGAGTGTATTAGAAGCTTCAGAAATATACAACTTGATTTCTAGAGGTTCCCAAAACAGGGAAACCAGGAAACAAACTAGAGAACTACGTAAAGTAGCTCTTGGTTCCGTTTCTTCCAATCAAGGTTTTACCAAAGTAGCTTTTGATACACGTCGTATCGATCAGGAAGTTGAATACAATCCACGTAGAGGACTACAGCA